GCGCTCGCTATATCGAAGAAGGCAGAGAAGAACAAGAAAAGATTCGAGAAAGAATGCGTCTCGAACAGGAAGTGCCACCCGACTTCTTTGTGGGGTGATGCATGGCAACTTCTGTACACTTTCGCCACAACGTAAGATCTGAACAAAGTCTTTACGAAAATCTGATTGTAGAATCTCTCAAGTTCTACGGGCAGGATGTTTATTATCTGCCCCGAGAAGTTGTGACTAGGGATATGGTCTTTAATGACGATATCTTATCAGAATTTAGATGGGCATTCAAAGTAGAAGTCTATGTTGAGAACGTAGAAGGATACGATGGAGAAGGAGACCTTTTTCAAAAGTTTGGCGTTGAGATTCGTGACGCTGCTACTTTGGTCATGGCACGCCGAAGATTCAATAGTGAAATTCGTCAATACCAAGAAACTAAAGAAAATGTATTTTATCGCCCACGCGAAGGCGACCTGATTCATATTCCGTTATCGGGTTCTACTTTTGAAATTATGAAGGTAGAGGATGAGAATCCTTTCTATCAGTTAGGTCAACTCCCTGTGTTCAGAATGAGAGTAGAACTGTTTGAGTACAGTGGAGAACGGTTTGGCACTGGTACTTATCAAGGCATTGACGATATTGAAGAGTTTGCTGCATATCAGTGGCAACTTACTATGGACTCTGCCTCTAACGGATTCACTAGAGGCGAAAGAGTTACTCAAGCATTCGACGATTACGTTGTTACTGGTGAAGTCGTACACTGGTCTGATTCTGATAATGTAATGCGACTTGCTAATGTGGGCAACACTTCTGGAGAATATAAAACCTTTACTACTACTCGCCAAATATATAATGGTGATAGTGTTGGTGCAAGAACATCAATTGTAACTCCAACTGTAGTTATGGAACTACAGCAGATTCAATCAGGAGCAGCAGGTGGCGATATTAACCCAACAGGAGCATCATCTGCTTGGAGTAGTAATGTTACTGACTTTGACGTATCAGTGCTTGAGTTTGTAGATTTCAGCGAAGATAATCCATTCGGAGATTTTAGTTAATGTTTGGCGGTCATTTTTATCACGAGCGAGTTAGGAAGTGCGTCGCAGTATTTGGTGCGATGTTCAACAACCTATACATGATTCGCCGTGATGGGAACAATGTTTACGCCCAGCAAAAAGTTCCTCTAGCATATGCCCCTGCTCGTAAGTTCTTAGAACGTATCAATGAGATGAATCAGGGTGAGGATAACGAAAGACAATTGGCAATTAAACTGCCTCGTATGTCTTTTGAAGTTTTGTCGATTGCCTATGATCCGCAACGTCAACTTCCTAAAATGAATTATTTTACCAAAACTAATGTTGACAACGATCAAACTGGTGCTAAATTTTATACAGGCACGCCATATATTATTACATTTGAGTTGAATGTATATGCTAAACAGCATAACGATGCTTTGCAAGTAGTGGAACAGATTTTACCTTATTTCACCCCACAATACACAGTAAGTTTTAAACCGATTGAAGATTATCCTGATATTAAGGAAGACGTCCCTGTAATATTACAGTCAGTAGCATTTACTGATAACTTTGAAGGGGCGATGGAAGATCGCAGAACTATTATCTATACACTTACATTTGATATGAAAGTATTTTTCTATGGTCCAAAACCAGACCAAGGAAAAATTATCACTCGTATCGATATGGATTTGTACAATATGGATATTAACTCTGCGGACTCTGACCAGTATCTTGAGACTGTAAGAGTAGAAACTAATCCTCGTCCAGTTTCTTTAGATTCTGATTATACCGTATCTACATCTATACTAGATAGTGATACCTATGTGCCTCATGACTATTTTAACAACCCCTGATGGAATCTGATAAAGATAATGACTACCAGTTCGCACGAGAAACTCTTTACGATTTAATCGGTAAGGGTCGTGACGGTGTAGAAGAAATGATTGAAGTCGCTAAACAAAGCGAACACCCTAGAGCATATGAAGTTCTTGCTAAACTTATTAAAGATACTTCTGACGTTTCTCAACAATTGATGAATCTTCACAAACAGAAGAAAGACATAGACAAGGAAGATGTCAAAGCATTACCAAAACAAGAAACTACTAACGTGTTTATCGGTTCAACAACCGATCTTCAACGTATGTTAAAAAAAGTGAACGAAAAGGATATTACTCCTCAAGATGATGCTCTCCCCGATTCAGGACACAACGAAGTCTAAACACGACACTCACTATCTTGGTAATCCTCATGTCAAGAAAGATGGCATACAGGAGGATTGGACACAAGAAAAAGTCGCTGAATATGCTAAATGTATGTCTGATCCTGCACACTTTGCTATTAATCATTTGAAAATTATTAATTTGAATGACGGTCTAGTTCCGTTCGAGTTATACCCTTATCAAGAGGAAATGTTTAATCACTTCAATAGCAACCGTTTTACAGTTGTCCTTGCTTGCCGCCAGTCTGGTAAGTCTATATCTTCTGTGGCGTATCTGCTTTGGTATGCCATATTTCACCCTGAGAAAACTGTAGCAGTACTCGCTAACAAGGGAGCGACTGCTCGCGAGATGTTATCGCGTGTAACTCTGATGCTTGAGAACTTGCCCTTTTATTTACAACCAGGATGCAAAGTTCTGAACAAGGGTAGCATAGAGTTTAGTAACAACTCAAAGATATTCGCCGCTGCTACTTCCGGATCATCTATTCGTGGTCAGTCTGTAAACTTACTGTTCCTTGATGAGTTTGCGTTTGTCGAAAGGGCAGCAGAGTTTTATACTTCAACATACCCTGTAGTTTCGTCAGGTAAAGATACGAAGGTAATTATTACCTCTACCGCTAATGGTATCGGTAATCCTTTTCATAAGATATGGGAAGGTGCTGTACAAGGTGTAAACGAATACAAACCTTTCCGTGTAGATTGGTGGGATGTTCCTGGTCGCGACGAGGCATGGAAAGAAGAAACAATATCTAACACTTCTCAGATACAATTTGATCAGGAGTTCGGTAATACCTTCTTTGGCACAGGTAATACGCTGATCAATGCGGATACATTATTAAACTTAAAAGCAAGCAGACCCAAGAGGATTCTTGAGGGCGGCGATCTTTTTGTTTACGATGAACCTCGTAAGGGGTCACAATACGTCATGTGTGTTGACGTAAGTAAAGGGAGAGGACAGGATTATAGTACGTTTAACGTCATCGACATTAGCAGTAGACCTTTCAAACAGGTAGCAGTGTATCGCAACAATCTTATTTCTCCACTACTCTTCCCAGATATTATTTATAAATGGGCGACTTCTTATAATCAAGCATATGTTGTTATTGAATCTAATGACGCAGGTCAATTAGTTTGTACAGGATTATATCACGAACGAGAATATGAAAACGTACATATGTCCTCTACTGTAAAATCTAGTGGTATCGGCGTAGAGATGACTCGTCGAACCAAACGTCTTGGTTGTTCAGGATTCAAAGATCTGCTTGAAGAACGTAAACTAGAAATTGTTGATGAAAACACCATATTGGAAATCAGCACGTTTGAGGCAAGAGGAACTTCGTACGAAGCGAAAGATGGATGCCATGATGACTTGGTAATGAACTTGGTAATGCTTGGTTTCTTGGTACAAACCACGTTCTTTGCTGAGATGACAGATATTAATATTAAGAAGATGATGTTTGAACAACGCATGCAAGAGATTGAAGAAGATGTTCCTCCGTTTGGATTTAAGCAAGAGGAAGTGCCACAAATTAGTTATGAAGAAAAAGTAGATCCTTGGATGGACTATAAGATAGTCGAAGATTTTACCTAAATGTGCCAACATATAAATAAATGCATTGAGCACTTGCGTGCCTACCTTATAATGTATAAAACTTATAATTTCTTTTTGCAAAGAGGAAACTAAAATGGCACTAACAGCTCCATCACTGTCTCCTGCTATTGTAGTACGCGAATTTGACTTGACCCCAGTGGTCCCTAATGTCGATACTTCGCTTGCTGGATATGTAGGAGGATTTAAGTGGGGACCAGTTAATGTACCAACGATTGTCTCTAGCGAGAACGAACTCGCTGAAGAATTTGGTACGCCAGACGCTGATTTCGCAGTAGATTATTTCTCCTGCGCGCAGTATCTGAGATATTCTGGTAACCTACAAGTCTGTCGTGCGATTCCATCTGGTAGCGTTGCTATCGGTGACTCCGCACTAAACTCTTCTTTGACTGCTACTAAGACGCAAGTCAAGAATGAAGATCACTACGAGCAACAATCTGGACTCGACATGTTTGTCGCAAAGTATCCAGGAGAGCTCGGTAACTCTCTGGCAGTTTCAATGTTTGCTATCGCTTCAGGTGAATCAGCAGCACATCCAAACACGATTACCAACTGGGCAGCGTGGGATTATGCAGATAAGTTTGATGCTATCCCAGGAACTTCGGATTGGGCGTCTGAGCAACCAGGAACTGTCAAGAATGACGAAATTCACCTTGTTGTAGTTGACTCCGATGGAAGAGTCTCAGGAACTAAAGGAACTGTTCTTGAAACTTTCCCATTCGTCTCAGTAGCACTTGGTGCAAAAACTGTAGACGGTTCTGACAACTTCATCAAGACTGTACTGAATCAAGGTTCAAAATATCTTTGGTTCGGCGATTTTGACTCAGTCAACAGTATTTCTGCTAGCAACTGGGGTACTGCACCTCAAACTACGACTGACTACGCAACAAACGTATCATGGTCTAACGACTCTGCTAACACAGGTTTGCAGGGCGGTCGCGACCACGGTACTTTGGATGTGGGTGACCTTCAAACTGGTTACGACGAATTTGAAGACGTTGAGCAGATTGACGTTTCATTGTTGATTGCTCCAAGTATGGCAACTTCAACTGATCAAGTCACTTTGGTAAACGATCTTGCTGCTATTGCTGGCACGACTCGTAAGGATTGTGTTGTAATTGCTTCTCCTGCCCGTGACGACGTTATCAATAACATTGATCCTGTAAACGACACTCTGGAAACTACTAACCAGTATTCAGCGTCCTCTTACTTGATCGTTGATAATAACTTCTTGCGTGTATACGACAAGTACAATGACAACTATATCTACATTCCTGCTGCTTCTACCACTGCTGGTATTATGGCTGCCGCTGACCTTAACTTTGGTCCATGGTGGTCACCTGCTGGTGAGCGACGCGGTGAGTATGTCGGTGTAACCAATCTTGCTTATTCACCTAATAAGGCAGAGCGTGACGAACTGTATAAGAAGGGTGTAAACCCAATCGTTCAGTTCCCAGGACGTGGTATTATCCTGTTCGGAGACAAGACCAAACTTGCTCGACCATCTGCGTTTGATCGCATCAATGTTCGACGTTTGTTCCTCGTTCTCGAAAAGGCGATCTCTGTTGCCGCACGAAACTTCCTGTTCGAATTCAACGACGAGTTTACTCGTGCTGAATTTGTAGCGATTGTTGAACCACTTCTTCGTGAAGTGCAAGCACGTCGTGGTATTCAGGACTTCTTCGTACAGTGTGACGAGCGTAACAACACCCCAGAAGTTATTGATCGTAACGAGTTCGTTGCGACACTCTTCATCAAGCCATCTAGAAGCATCAACTTCATTACGTTGAACTTTGTTGCTACTCGAACTGGTGCGAACTTTGAAGAGATCATTAACTCTGGCGTTCAATTTTAACCCGTAACGACTACAAGGAGATCGTAAAATGGCAATTCTTAATGTAGATCAGTTTCGCGGTAAGTTGGCTAAGGGTGGCGCACGTGCCAATATGTTCGAGGTCAAGGTCAATTTCCCAGGATATGCTTCTGGAAATAATGAACTTGCTAGTTTTATGTGTCGCGGTGCTCAGTTGCCCGCAAGTACTGTTGGATTGGTAGAAGTACCATTCCGCGGACGCATTGTAAAATTAGCAGGTGACCGATCGTTCGAACCATGGACTATTACTGTGTATAATGACGTAGATCATTCACTTCGAGGAGCATTTGAGCGTTGGTCAAGTGGCATGAATACTCACGAAGGCAATGAAGGTCAACAGTCTAACAACTCTGGTATCGGCACTTATGCTGTTGATATGGAAGTTTCACAGTTAGATCAAAAAGGCACGGCGTCAGCAAAAGGTAAGTATACTCTTAAAAATGCTTTCCCTTCTAACGTATCGGCGATTGATCTTGATTACGCGCAGGTTGGCGAAATTGAGACCTTTACAGTAACGATTGAGTACGACTATTGGACTAATAGTGCTATCCTTAATTAATTTGCAATAAGGATATAAGTAAAGTAGAACAGGGGGAGTTCGCTCCCCCTTTTTTCCCACAACTGAGATTTCAAATATGGCAGAAGGCGACGGAATTAAATTATTTGGTTTTGAGATCAAGCGAGCGAAAAAAGATCAGGACGCTGTGACTGCGCTCCCTGCTGCATCAGTTGTACCGCCGACTGATGAAGATGGTGCAGGTTATGTAACTGCTCCTTCATATGCATACGGCACTCATATGAACATCTATGCTGATCTTCAAGTAAAAGATCAGGCAGACCTAATTCGCAAATATCGTCAAGCAGCAACTCATCCTGAAGTTGACATGGCGGTAGAAGAAATTATAAACGAAGCAATCGTAATCCCTGATGACGAGAACGTAGTAGAAGTCAACCTTGATCGGGTTGAAGTTTCTCCAGGAATTAAAAAGAAAATTGTAGAAGAATTCCAAAATGTTTTGAATATGCTCACGTTTAATGAGCGTGCTCATGACATTTTTCGTAGTTGGTATGTCGATGGAAGATTATATCACCACCTAGTTGTAGATAACACGAATCTAAAAGCAGGTATCCAAGAGATTAGATACATTGATGCTATGAAGATGCGAAAGGTTCGCAATGTTAAAAAGAAAGAAGATAAAGCATCAGGCGTAAAAGTAGTGAACAAAGTTGAAGAGTTCTATTTGTTCTCTGATAAAAACTTTGAAAATAAAAATGGAGCACTTGTAGGGGCAGATCCAACGGCAAACCAAGCAGTCAAACTCAGCGTTGACTCAGTAAGTTATGTAACATCGGGTGTACTAGACGACACGAAAGCAAAAGTTGTTTCTCATCTTCATAAAGCACTGCGTCCTATCAATCAGTTGCGTATGATGGAAGACTCCTTGATAATCTATCGACTGGCGCGTGCACCTGAGCGAAGAATCTTTTATGTTGACACAGGTAACTTGCCAAAAGGTAAAGCAGAAGAATATGTCAACTCATTGATGACTCGTTATAGAAATAAACTTGTATACGATCAGGCGACTGGAGAACTAAAGGATTCGAGAAAGCATATGTCTATGCTTGACGATTTCTGGTTGCCTCGCCGAGAAGGTGGTAGAGGAACGGAGGTGACTACACTTCCTGGCGGTTCTAACCTTGGCGAGATTGATGACATTAAGTAT